TCCCAGTTCCTAAAAATCCGCTCCTCCTCTGACTCCGATGGAGACGGAAGTCTTTCCTTCATTGCTCCGCTTGACTTTGGCTGAGAATTTGAGGGAACCGAATAAACGGACAAGGAAACCTCTGCGATCTTCTTGGGGCGAGGTTGGGACGAGGATTGCCTTGAGTACTTCATGGGAAAGTCTTAGCGTCTTTTCTTGCGGCTTGCACATGCGGGTTTGCGGGATTTAGCGGCCCTCTTTTTGACGGCAATGGCCCTGCGGACTTCGGTATAGGTAAGCGGTCCAGCCACCCCGTCCACATCCGTATTGACCAAGGCTTGGATCTGTTTAACGCCCCTGACATTCACTTCGTTTGTAACGAAGTTAACGACAGAGATAAGCAAGGCCACAATAAAGCCAGTGAGGCTGACCTGATCGACGGACTCGGCCAACTTGGGGTCAACCATGGCGAGGCGGGACACGATGGTCGCTACAGCCACAGCAATGAGGGGGGTAATGATACCACCCATCTTGGATACTAGAAATGCTAGAATTTTGTCTCTCATTACAGGGAAAGTTTATACCGTTGGACGGCGGATTCAACCGTAAAACGAATCAGGGATTCGGAGGCTGCATACCCCATTTTTTTAGCTTCGGCTGTCAGCTTTCTGACAGCGGCCTCGCGTTTTTGGGGGCTGGTTTTGCCAGAGAATGCCAAGTCCTCGACAATCTCAAGAGCAATCGGAAGGAGCGCCGAAGCCGAAGAGGTTAGAAGCTCTTTGAGGATCGGGGCATAGAAGTTCCAGATTTTGGCAGGAACACCAGCCAGTTTGGCGAAGAATGATTTCATAGGAATAAAGCTAGATCAGTAACCCTTGGATTGCAAGAAATCTTCGATTCTTTTTGTGCGCTCATCAATTCGCGCCAAGGTCTCGCTTCGGACATTGGCATCCTTTTGGATGAGTTCAATTGTCGCGTCTTGCTTGGCATCATTGGTTTGAATGTGCCGCATCTGCTCTGGGAGAACGATCCATCCATTGAGAGCAGAAAACAGGGTGATCATCAGGGCTATACCAGCGACCAACTCACTCATGGTCAGCTTGACCCCGCGCTCCATCCCTCTCCGTCTTGGAATATCTTCGATGCTCATAGTGCAGTAATAATTGATGCCACTTGATAGCGCCAAGGCCAATCAATATAGGTGGCTAGGTTTGCGGGGTTGGCCGTGTCCCCACGATAGGCGGCGGCAATATGTCCCAACGCTTGTTTTTCTACCCAGTCGATAGTGCCAAGGCTCGACCCCGAAACCGCATCATAAATCGCCTTCCATACATATTGTTTGGGAAGGGAGATGTAGTCCGCTTCTCCTCGCGAGGCACCAGCAGCTACGGCAATCTTGGCCCAGAGATAGCGTTCTGGTAGGGTGACATAATCAGCAATAGATCCAGACCCCAACTCCCCCACAAGCCATCGGGCAAGCATGTACTTTCGGGGCAAATCTGCCGCCGAAGCAAACGTAGCATTTAAAGTTGGAAGGGCCATAGTCTATGGAACCCTAACAGCTTAAGCCATGCCCATGATTCGCTCGCCCATTCCGCGCATCGGGGAAGCATTGGCTTCCATATCGGCGGTAGCTTCCTCTTCCATGGTGGCCTCTTCGTCTTCGGCCTCTTCAGCCGCAATCTCAACGCCAGCAATCATGGTCGGGACAAGGTACTCGCCTTCAACCTTAAAGGTAACGAGTTCTTCTAGCGTCTCACCATCAGTAACATCTTCAGGCAGGGTATATCCTTCGGGAATTTCGATTTTCATAGTAGTTGTTTATTAGTTATTTCTCCTCATAGAGCTTGCCTCAGATTTTACTCCGAGGCAAGCCTTGATGAAGGGAACCTAACGATTAGGGAACCAAGTAACCGTAGCCACTGCCAGAAGCGCAAGCAACGAGATCGTTTGCAAGGCTGCAACGCAGGTGGACGATGTAATAGCCCCACTCAGGAACGTTCTGTTTGACGGCACAGGCCATCTTGGCCCGCCAGTAACCAGAATTTTTGTCAGGATTACAATTTTTATCATACTCATTAATCCAGCGGAAATCTCCGCGATAATTTTGAGCATCATAAACCAGTTTTCCGACCTTGAGGTTCGGGTTCGGAACCAGCCACTCCATGGCCTTCGGATGGAAGATAACCGTGGAGGTGTACTTCGCATTCTTGTAGGCAGGATTGACAATGGCCTTCGTGCCTTTGGTGGCCGAAGTGGTGATGTACGGAGCAACCTCAACCAGCGTTCCGCCAGCGCCATCATTGAAGCGTTTCGGGAACGGACGGCTGTGGAACACATAACCAGCATAGCTCTTCTTGGGAAGAAGCATACTGCCGTTGGGTCCAAGCAGGTCGTTCACGCGATCACTCCAGCGGATATCCTGACGGATATCTTGGTTGATCTTGATCAACTGTTCGATGGTGCCGCGCTCGGAGAACACGTTGAAGACAGGCGAACCGTCATCAGTCACCGCATCACCGTCATCGCCAGCGTTGCTGGTGTAGAGGCTATCGTAGATCTGACGCAGAACACCAGTGGTGAGAACGCTCGTAGGAGCGGTCAGGCCAGTGATTGTGGACAGACCATCGGCAGCGAAGCTGATGCCACTCACCGTCTGATCGAAACCAGCCTCAACCGAAAGCTTGGTCGAGTTGGCCAGATAGTCGTTGTCGTAGCGTTTGATCCACTCAACGTTGACGTTGTCGGCAAGGATCTTGATGTAGTTGTTGACATCTTCCACGGGGAACGCGGAGGTGCGAACATCTTCCAAGCAGATCCAATCCGATTCGATTGCCAAGTGGCGCAGACGGAAATCCTTCTGATCGAAGGCGTAGCCGACTTTGCGGACGTTGGGCAAGCAGGAGTTGTCGTTGTTGGGATCGGCTCCCGTTCCGCCAGTAACACCGATGTCTTCCCACCCGTTGGCTCCAGTGGAGATAGAACGTTGGGCGATGGTGTTTTTGATAACGGCCCCCATGTTGTCGGGGAACGCGGACTGCGAGACGAAGCGCAGATAAGGATCTTTATAAAGACCCAAGCGATAGGTGCCAAGAGCAACGCGACCAGTCTCCCTCTGGAAATTGTCGTTGATGCTTTCGCACGTTGTAGCTGTTTGTGCTGACATGTTATTTAATTTCTATTTAGATTAAGTGTTAGTTTTGATGTCGAGGCATAGGATGCCCGTCTATCGGTTAATTTTCTGGGCCGCGACCAGAGATTTACGGCTACAAATTGTGAAGGCGCTAACCCGCCAGCGAGGCATCCGCGACCAACTCGGATTTAAGTCTTGGTGGGAAACTATTACATTTCCCTAAATTTGTCAATAGAAGAATTTTAGCGGAAGATAGATTTTCCGAAATTCATCAAACTATCAGCATCCTCATCGCCATCATCCGAAGAGTCCGTTTCGGTGGCCTTACCAAGACTTGGTGTGGCCCCCACAAGTCCTTCTAGCTGGGCCTTAAGCTCTTTAATTTCGGCATCCTTGGTCTCGCTTACTTTCTGCAACTGGGCACTATAATGGTTGATAGCACTCTCAAGGAAGGGGACTACGGAGGCGCGGGCCAAGATGGCGCTGCGGTCTTCGACACTCAGACGATCCAAATTAGTTTCAGAGGCATTCTTCTTTGCACTGCGGATGTGGCTATTCCAGTCATCCTGACCATCCACTTCTTGCAAGAAGTTGTAGCGGTCTTCCAAGTTAGTCCAAGTTTTGGCCGTGAAAGCTTTCTGGAGGCGGAGGTCATTCTCAATAAACTCCTGTTCAGATTGAGCCTTGCGGGCATTTTCAGCTTCGGCAAGGGATTCGGCCTCGTTCTGGAATCGCTGATGGTATTGAGCCAGTTCATGGTATTTATCGGCCATCTTGACGATGGACAACTGTTCCATGCGCTTAAAGTCGCTGGTCAGGTCTTCCAAGGAGTCGATACGCTTGCGGGCATCGGGCTCACTAATGGCTTGCCAAAGTTTGGAGAAATCCGCGTCATTAGCTTCTGCAATAGCCTTTAGATCACCCTGAAGGCCACTGAGGGGCTTTTTGATGGTTTCGACGTATTCGGGGCTTCGCTCAAAATTTGCCGTCTTTAGCTCGCGGCCAAGCTCTGCCAAACGTGTTTTGTAGCCTTCTAGTTCTTCCTGAAGGGACTTTACAGTCTCGCCTTCATATTTGCCCACCTTCTCTTTAGTGGCCTCTAGTTCGGCCTTGAGGCGATCCCGCTCTTCACGGGCCTTTTTCATTTCGGTTTTAATCTCTTTCCAGCTTGAGACACCCTTCTCGGAATCGTCACCTTCGGGTTTATCAGAGATGGGCTTATCGGAAAAGTGGGGGTTTAGCGGGAGATCATCTTCTGAAGAATTTTCATTTGATTGTTCGCTAGTATCCTTAGACGAGACTTTATTGGTAATATCTGCAACTACTTTCTCCGTCTCCTCCTTGGTTGCTTTGGCCTTGGGCTCCGCTTTAACGGGAGCTTTTTTCTCCGCCTTGGGAGCTTCCTCTTTCGGGACTTCAGCGGCTGGCTTGGGCTCTTCTTGCTGGGTTTCGGGTGCGGGCGTCTCACTCGGAGTGGGTTCTACGGTTTCTTGATTTTTGCCACCAAAGATGGTTCCAGCAAAGTCTGCTTCGCCCGTGAGGGCTGAGTTGAGGATATCGGCCATAATAGTATATTAGTTATGTTAGTTTGTTTCTTCTGAAGTTATATGGGAGAAGGGCTCTGGCAAGTCAAATTTAGGTTTATTTACCTGTCCTTGACCCAAGGTATCAATGAGATCCATAACCTCTTGACTGCCCTCATAAAAACCCGCGCTCTTAATGAACACTGGCGACAGATCAAACCCTTGGGCCACAGGACTGCTACTCCGCCTTGGGCGCACTCGCTTAAATATGAACTTAAGCCCCTTCTGCATATGGGGCATCGCCCATGTTTTAACCCACTCGCGGGCATCTTGATCTGTCCAATCCATTAATAAGTTCTAACTATACGCAGATTCTAACTTTGTCTAGTATAAATATCTTAAAAATTAAGCTGTTTGTGCAAGCGGGGGTCGGCCTGCTGGCCTAGCTGTTTTCTCAAGAATAGAACTGCGCGTTTTAAGATCGTTAAGAGCCATTTGCTGACGGATGGTTTCCATCTTCTGAGCATGTGTCTCTTGGTTCATCATGCGTTTTTCCTGCATTTCTGCCAACTTAAGTTGCGCTTTTTGCATTTCCATTTCGGAGCGAGGATCAATCTGTTGACCTTGAGGTGCCTGCTGCATTGCCGCTTCCTGCATTTTGGTTTGTTCGGCCATAGCCCGATTAATAACCTGCTGCTCTAACTCGTCCACATAAGCAGTGACGTTCTGAAGCTGACGCTTAAGTTCATTAACCTCTTGCTTGCGGAAGCTATTGGTTGAGAAGAGAACCAGATGTTCAGTGGTATGATCTGCGGTAGGACGAAGGATAGCCATCGCTTGCTCATCGGGCATTTGCTGCTGACGATGAAGCTCGATAATTTCCGCCATGAGAGGAATGTGGGCTTCGATATGCACGGCATGATTTTGGCTGTCATGCACCATCTGCTGGATTCCGTTGCGGAGATTGCCGTTTTCCAGATTGGCGATGTCGAAGTCAATCGTACGGCGCGGGCCCTTCTCGGAAACAAAGAGATTGACCTTCTGCCAACCAACCCCAGAGATGCCAGCGATGACGGAACGGAGGGTGTTTTCTTTGCCTTTCTCATCCATCAAGGAATAGAGTTCCATGAGTTGTTTGGAGGCCATTTCGGTCATTACGGGACTCCCATCACCCATGGCGCGGAAGGCTGTAACTTTTAAGAACTGGCGCATACGCTCGACACTAACCCCACGGCGTAGACAGCGTTTGCGAAATTCCAAGGCTAGGCGTCCACCCTTGTCATTAGCTGTGAGAAGCGGGCTTACTGCCCAGAT